TCCCCTCAGAATTAATGGAGAGGCCGTTCTATGAACGGTATCCTGCTCTCTACAAAGAGAAGGATGGGGCAAAGGTTTTTGGAAACATCGCCTATGTAGGTGAAGAACATGAGAAGTACTTGAACTGTGATTATTTTCATATCATGGGACAAATTTCAAGAAATCCTCGTTATTTAAACAAACGAGTCATGGACCCACAATTAAAATGTTTCCTGGATGAGATTAATTATAATCTTCCAGACGAATGGGGATTACCTGTTCCGAACCCAGACGCAGCCTATAAATCATTAGGCAAGTATGGAAAGCCAATGTTGCCTATGACAAATGAACAAGTCATGCGAATGAACAAAGCATGGGAAATGACGGCAACACATTTTGGATTGTACATGCGAAACTCACGCGTAATAACGTATGAGGAAGCAAAAGCCAAGATGGATATGTCAACTTCGTCAGGATCACCATTTAACATCCGCTATTCAACAAAAGCAGAGTTATTTGAGAAAGATCCAGATATTGACAATTGGTTGCAAGAAGATTGGGAAACAATGGCAAAGGATCCAGATTGGACCTGTTTGTTTACAAATTCTTTGAAGGAAGAAGTGAGAGCTTGGCAAAAGATGATGGAAAATTCAATCAGAACATTTTTGTCAGGTGGAGTAGATGCAGTGGCCCATGGAACAAGGTTATTCGTGGACCAAAACGAAAAGTTTTACGCGTCACACTTATCTTCAGCCTCGGCTGTAGGAATGAGCCCATTGAAAGGCAATTGGAACGAATTATATCGGAAACTAAATGTTTTTAAAGCTGGCTTTGCACTGGATGAGAGTCAATATGACTCATCTCTACGTCCTTACATGATGTGGGGTTGTGCACGCCTGCGCTGGAACATGCTACGTGAAGAAGACCAAACAGTGGAAAATTTTCACCGTGTCTTGGTTTATTATAGAAACTTGGTCCACACAGTGGTTATAGGACCCGATGGAGTGTTAGTTATGAAACAGACAGGAAATCCATCAGGCTCAGTTAACACAATTGTGGACAACACCCTAATTTTGTATACGTTAATGGTGTATGCTTGGTTAGGAGTCGTACCAAAGGAGATGCAAAATCTCTCAAGTTTCGAGTTCCACACAGCAAAGGCACTCGTGGGAGATGATAATACATGGACTGTATCAGATGATGCACTCCCATTTTTCAATGCTCGCAGTTTAATCGCAGAGTGGAAGGAAATAGGAGTGACAACGACAACAGATTCATTAGAACCACGTGTGGCAGCAGAGCTGGATTTTCTATCAGCTCATACTGTGTTTGTCAAGGGATGTGCGGTGCCAATATAC